GTCGAGGTATATTTATAGAGAGGCGCAGCCAATTCCGAGACAAGCTCATCATCATTAGGAAGTCGGCAATCACGCTGCGCCAGCCAATCTTTTATCGCAAACCATAACTCAGCACGCAAGTTCAAATAGTTCTTTTTGGTACTTGGAGCTTCTGCCACATTCACCCCGCGCACTGGTAAATTTTGCTCACGCAGTCGATCAACCACGCCCGCGCCAAGTCCAATCACATCGACTAATATTTCTTGGGGTTGTTCCATGACAGTCGAATCATCGTAGCGATTTTTAACCACACCACAAAGTTGCATCAAGTCCATGGAGGCAAATGATTTAATTTCTAAGACAGTATTTCCCTGGCGCACGCACAGCGCACTGTTATCGCCACCGAATCTAGCAACATCTAAACCCCAAACAATGGGTTCATTCGCGGTGAGCGTGACATCGCGCTCTACCGCACCGCGCACTAAGTCAAGCGGTATGACAGTATCATCATCCGCGCTAGGAAACTCGCCCATGACCTCCACACGCGCGACAGTAGAATCTTCGCCATACTGCTCGATCATCGATTGGAAGAGTTTTTGGTCAGTGCCTTCGACTGTGCGCGAGTCAATTTGCACATTCTGCCAAAAGCGCTTTTTGCTATTAAAGGAATCGTAAAATGGGCCTGTGTTTCGGCGCGGGTTGGAGAAAGTAAACCAATAACGATTGGATGTTGGTTCAGAGAAGAAACCCTCGGACACGCTGTAAATGGGTGAAGGTATACCCGAAGCCTCATCCATGATTAAACAGACCCCGTAGGAGCTGTGAATACCTGCAAAGGCATCTGGATTTTCTTCTGACCATAGTTGCGCCTGCGCGTAGTAATAACCAGTATCAATCTTGAGGTCGCGCTCTAGCGCTTCTTGAAACCAAGGTGCTGGTTTAACTGTGGTTGCAGTTTTTTGAAACCAATGAGAGTTGATTGCAAGAGTCATCCATTTACCAAGTTCAGCCCAAGTTCTACTTCTAAGCTGTTGTTCGGTGTTAGCGGTTACTATGATGGTAGCCCCTAGTCTTGTGGATAACATCCAAAGAATAATCCATGAAACCAAAGCAGATTTACCAATACCACGACCTGAAGCTACAGCCATTCTAAACATCTCTGGTAAATCCCTAGTGCCATTTCTAGCAATATGGATTGTCATTTCTCGCAAAATTTTTTCCTGCCACTTACGCGGGCCTTTGAAGTCTTCGAGGGGGGTGTCTTTCATTCCCCAAGGGAAAGCAAACTTAACAAAGTTTAATGGATCGTCTTTTACATTGACTGACCATATCTCTGTCATCAATCTCTTTTCGTCTTCGGCTTTATATTTCATAAAAAAAATTTAAAAAAAAATTAAAAAAAATTATCGCAACAGTTCCATGTACACTGCCCCGCGCCCGCAACGAGCCTGGGGGGTCTACAGCGATAGTAAGTACTAACTTTCATAATAGTAAGTGTTCACTATCACCCTAGCGCGCGCCCTGGGCGGGATAGAGTGAGCGCACTATCAGAAGCGCGGAGAGTAGCGCTAGAGCTTTGTGCGCTCGTGCGCGTAGGGTAGGTACAAGGGAGAAGATACAACCCCGTGCGCAAGCTCTCATGACTTCGTGGCCTTGTTTAATTGTTTGATGTCGAGCGCGGGCGCGTCGTGCGCTAGCGCGTCGGGCTTGTGATCTATTATGCGCGCGTTGGCGCTGGAGATAATATCGCTTAAATTTAAAGTATGCGTATGCTCTTGTTTTTCAGCCCAGCGCTCGCGGTCGGCTGATTTCAAATAAAATTGGATGCTTTGAAAATCACCATCGTTTATTTTTTCGGCTAATTTAGAAGTAGCTCTTTGTAATCCTTTCGCCTTTCCTCTTGCCAATGCGTCCGACAATTCAGAATTTTTCTTATTCCTATGTTTGTTGAATGTATCCCAACCAACCCCAATAGATCGGCAAATATCCATAATCCCAAGGTTTAAAGATGCCAAATGTTCAACTTGATCATAGTCTATAACTAATGGCTTTCTTCCTCTCTTTTTAGGTGTTTTTGTTGTCATTTTTCCGAATAAATACCATTTATTACGAATTAATTAAGATTTAATTAATTTCCCTTATGCCCTTATATTAAAGGATTTAAGCGCATACTCATAATTAATTTATATAAATATGTTGCAATATGTGAAAATGTGCGTATTATAGATAGTGTTCATTAACTAATTAAGGAGAGTAAAAATGATAATTGAAGAGTACCAAGAAAACTACAAAAACTATTTTATGTTTATAACTGTACACCACAGTTTAATTGAAGCATCTATTCACAATTACTGGGATGATGACTTTGAATACACAAATAGATTTATAGATTATTCACCCAAAGAAGTTTCTAAAATTTTGCGCCATTACATAGACAACCACGAAGAGCAAGCAATAGCATAACTAAAACCCCCACGATTTAACGCCCCGTCTTTTCGGGGCTTTCGTGGTATAACTAACTTACTTTTAGGAGAGTAAAAAAATGAAAAGAATATTTAACTTTGGGAAAATAGACTACAACCAAACAGGCAAGAAAATAAATCTTGTTACAGTAGAGGTTAATTTTGACGGAACAAGATTTTCAGCTAGTGGTAATGTTTGGAATAGCAAACAAACAGACTGTATTTCATGCGGTCAAAACTTAGATGATATGAAAGAACATCTAAAAGACAATAAAACTTTTTTAATGATCTATTCATTATGGAAGCAATACCATCTTAACGACATGAAACCAGGCACACCTAAACAGATGGCATTTTTAAGCACAATACAAAGACCAAGCAATGCGGAATTTTATACTTGGGAATGTGAACAATTAGAGAAAGTTGATCTATTAATTGATGATCTTGACGGCAAGCCGTACAAATACGGCACGGCGTGGCTAACTAGTGAAATACCATCTTTTGCTAAAGAGCAAATTAATAAACTATTAGAGGTGGCTTAATGGAACTATTACACGATAGAGAGTTTAAATACTATGACAAAAACACGGATAGCGTTGACATGGTGAACTATATAAAAACCATAATGGCTAGGAACTTCATAGAGGAAATATATTCTCTATGCTTGAAATATCCCAAGCAATTTAATCAAGCATTAACCGAGATTGAGTATTTATATTCTAAAAAATTAAATGCTTTTGTCTATCCGCCTAAAGATTATATTCAATATAAGCAAGGGCAAGAACAATTAAGAGAGGTAACACAATGAAAGACTTTGCACATAAACTACACAAGCCAAGAAAGCCGCAACACTGGACAACCCAAGCGCGGACAATCACCGAGAATATAATAATTATATTTTTCTTTGCATCCTTATTAACTCTTATATCGTGGGTGATCTAATGAGCGCTGATACATTAAAAGAGTTTAGGATAACCCAAACATACACCATGCAAAAAGAAGCGTACATATACGCGGATTCACTAGAGCAAGCCGAGGAGATCGCCGAGAATGATGATTCCATTGAATGGGAAATTAACGACAGCGTGCTGATTGGCGATAGTCAAATATATTTTGCCGAGGAAGTTTAACATGAGCATTAAAAGATATAACTTCAACAAGCCAAAGATTAACCGCCAAGAATTAGAGCTTCTTAACTGGTTCTTAGCGCAAACTGACGATAACCCGCTAATCAATCCCAAGGCTTTGGAACTATTCAAGGCTAACGGCTACAGCGCGAAAAATTATCAAGACTTAGTAAACAAAGTCAAAACCATTTTAAAAACTTATAAAACCAAGGGGGAACAAAGATGAGTAAAACAGAAATGATTGCAGAGATTAAAAGTCTTTGCAACGCAAATGAAAATAATCCTTACTGCTCTATATATTGGTTAGCAGATATGATTAAGGAAATTGTTAATAGCCCAGATTTAAAGGAGAACGAAGATGAGTAAAATTCACCAAATATCAAGAAAAGAATTAATAGCGAATCAAACAGGCCTATGTATGTTTGATTTAGACTCAGCCGAGTCAATCGTAATAGACTGTACCGAAGATTTAACAATAGAGTCTTTATGCCATTCAGACGGACAAATAAATGATGATGGTCATAATTTATTAGTCAAAGTTAACAATGCTGAATACAAAGATGCTTATATGCTTATGTCTTATATTGATTATTCAGATTTTGTAGAAGATTTTTACGGAGACCCAAGATGAAAATTAACGATCTAACGCCTAAACAATTTGCTAGGCGCGAAATAATTAAATACTTGCGCGATCTATTCGACAATCCAGCAAAGTATATAAAAGACTTCGACAGCTACACACATAGACAGCAAGAGGAGATCTTGCGTTTTATATCGCTGGATGAGCATAGAATCGATAAACTTTTAAATTTACCAATGGGGGAATCATGACACAGCATAGAGAAATGATAGAGGAAGCGAAACGCTTACTAAATAGCAAAAGGGAAAACATACCAAGCATGAGCAAAGACTTTGGTAAAGACTACTGGCTCTTAACCTATCCATGCGGGAAGATTGTTAAAACTTACGAGGATAAGCGCAAAAAGGATGTAATAGTCCAGGAGTCATACTAATGAATGAACAAATAGGAATGACTTGGCTTAACCATTACGAATGTCCAAAATGCGAATACGCTTGGCAAGATTATTGGGATTGCCAAGTAGATGATGATTGCCCGCATTGTGGATGTAGGCATATCTCACCCATGGAAAGCCAAGAGGTTTAAATGATTGAAATACTTGGTTTTATCTTTGGTATTGGTTTTTTAATATGGTTAGTCATAGTCTTAACGCTATGGCTAATCGTTAATCATTGGGGGAATAGATAATGTCGTACGATATAGCTCAATTTAAATACATCAACCATATGCGCGAACATTACGGACTAATAGGCGAACCCGAATACCCCGACCGCACCCGCTCGCACCAAGACGAAAACGGCAATTGGGTACTTGTCTCACCGCAAGGCCTAAAAATGGCAAAAATATTTAAAAACGGGGATATAATAGCCTAACCAATCAACGGGGCGCACCAAGATAGCTTTACTCTCCTTCCCCAAGTTAGCTATCGCGCCCCACCTGCTCGCGCAAGTGCGCACCTAAACCAACCAATAGAAAATGCTTCTTCCCACCCGCTTGCGACTTCCTCAACCGCTTACGCTCACCCTCTAGCACACACCAAAGTATTTCTTTCTCTAATAACTCGCTCATCCCACGACTCGCGCTCGTTCTATGCACTCCAATCATCTTGCAATAATAACTAATGGCATCATGGCTGCTCCAAGTCTGCCACCTGTAGCGCTCGCACACGCTCCAAAGTAACAGCTTTGCTACTGGCGATAAATCTTCTCGCCCCGCGCGTGCGCGGTAGAGATTCCAGATTTCTTTTTTTAACTTTGAATAATCGCGAAAGGCTTTATCGAACTCGATGGATATGAGTGCGCTCTCGCGCTCGCGCTCAATGTTCCCCGCGCTCACCCACCAGGAATGTTTTAATTCTTCTCTCACTTTTGTTTCTTCTCCTAATAATCTAAATCAATCTTTCTTCAGAGACACAAAACCCGCCAAGGGTTTTTGTCTCTATATATATATGTATATATATACGGATATTTGTAGCGTTATGCTTATAGTGTTGTAGCGCTTTGCTACAGTCGTTGTAGCGATATGCTACAAGCATTGTAGCGTTTTGCTACAAGCAAACCAATACCACCAGGCAACATAACAAGCCAATCAAGGCTAATTTCATCATCGTTTCATGGTTCATTCTTCTTTCTCCTCCTTGTCAATGCCGAAAGCTACTTGACTAATAATGTTCTCAATTCTTTTATAAGTATCTAAATCTTCTTTGGTTTTGGTTCTTTGTCTATCAATCTCGGTGGCGTAATCACCAAGGACAGTAACAATAATATGTTTATCTTTTTCGCTTAGAATCAGTCTCATTTTTTTGCTCCTTGTTTGGTTTCTTCTTACCAAAGATTTTATCAAAATTATCTCTGTATTCTTGGCTATA